AGCCGTGTGGCTGTAATACACCTCCGTGTACGCCGTGTCTCCCGCACCCGCCGGGAACGTCCACGCCACATTGACAGCGAAGACCTTATCCGTACTGGCCGTGAGAGTAGCGACCACAGGAGGAGCACCCGTCTTACCCAGCAGGCCGGTAAGGGACGAGTACGCGTACGGGGAGCTAATGTCTAGCCCGTTCGTAGCGCGGACACGGGCCGTGTAGCTGCCGGAGTATATGTTACTTACGTCCAGCGACAGCCCGCCCGTAGTGCCTGCCGTAATCCAGTCCCCGTTATCCTTACGCCACTGGACCGTGTAGGAGACCGCGTTAGCCGCAGCCGCCCACGAGATGGACATATTGGTCTTAGATATACCCTGGTCCGTAACCACGTACTGCGAGACGGTTACGCCAGTGGGCGGGGCCTGCACGGTAAGCGTGTTACCTGTGATCGGGCGGAAGTCGATAGCCGCGCCGTTGTCGATAGCCGCGTATTTCCCCGGCTCGTGCTGGGTAGCGGTAATCTCAAACGTAATCCCGTCCTTCTCTGCGACCGAAGCCACGCGGAATAGCTGGGACTTAAGCGTAGAGCTTTCAAGCATCCACACGGAACCCGCAGCCGGAACCACGGAGAATCCCTGCGAGACGGTAATAACCGCCCCCGAGACCGCGCTTACGGTCTTGGATTCCGCCTTCCCGGACGGGAGGATTACAGTAAGCGTATCGCCCGCTGCCGTCCCGTCTAGCGCCTTATCGAGTGTTACCTGAGTGGTGAGGCTGGCCGCTTTGATACGCCCGCCCGTGCGCTTCCCAGCGCGCGAGGGGTCCGCTACTGCGATAATCTGTCCGGGCTGTGCAAGCGTCCCGTCCAGCCCCACGGAGAACGTAACCGTATTCGTCTCGTACCGCGAGGTAAGAAGCGTCCACTGGCCCACGCGCTGCGCTTGCGCGCGGCTCGTGCAGGCGAAGGCCGTAAGCTGGGCCTTATTGATTCCGTACCGAGCTACGCCGTCCGCGTCCTCCACGTACTCTACTGCCTGCTGATAGCCGTTCTCCGGATCATTCCATGTAACCACGGCACAGGTATAGCGCGTCTTCAGGCTGGAGCCTACGTACTTGAAGGACCCGCCGATAACGTTAGCAGCCGTGTACACGTACGCCGTGTCCAGAGGCATATCCGAGGTAGCCGTAACGCTGCCTGCGGACCAGTACGCCATACCACGGAAGACGCTAGCGATGTCCTGGAGGACCTTGTACGCGTCCTCCCGAGAAGCGATGTAGCAATTGCAGGAGAAGCGAGGCCCCAGCCCGCCCGCACCGTCCGATACCATGACATCGCAGTACTGGGCGATTTGGTACAGCGCGTAACGGTCTATCATGCTTGCGTCTACCCACTTGCCGAGGCCGTAGCGGGAGTTAAGCACGAGGTCATAGAAGACCCACGCGGGGTTATCCGTCCAGCCCGTAATAAACGTGCCGTCCCACGTCCCGCCGTACGAGCGGAGCAGCGGGTTATAGTTACTGGGGTACTTGATAAGTAGCCCCTTCATATCGTACGAACGCGTAGGAACGCTGGAGAACTCCGAGGCGTCTAGCTGTACGCCACAGAGCGCACTCAGGGGGTAGCGGAGCTTCGCGTCTATAAGTTCCGTGTAGCTAACTACGTTCGTAGTGTCCTGGGTGTAGACATCCGAGGTATCCCCCGTAATGCGGATAACCTTAACCGTGTACTGCGACGCGGCCCCGGAGAGTTCGATACGGTGCGAGCGCTGGTAGACGGACGAGGCCTTACCATTAAAGGACGTGTCTACTACCGTGGTGTACTGCCCGCCGTCCTTCGATAGCTGAATCTGGTACGCGACCTGATAGCCCGTTACGTCCCCGGTATTGGAGTTCGTCTTCGAGAGGGCGCTAACACTGAGCGTAACGCGCAGGGCAGAGAGGGCGAGGTTAGTTACGGTATGAACCCAAGGGGCAGAAGCCTTAAGCTCCACGCCCACGCCTACCTCATTTTCCGTGCTATCGAAGCCGCTAATCGGGTCCTGCGTAAGCGTGCCCGTCCGAAGGTCTACTTGCTTAACATTAAAGTTATTGGACCCGTCCGAGTTCTGGACTACGGTCCCGTTGAAATATACCGAGCGGGCCGGGGTTTCTGAATTAGCGGGGCCAAAAATCGGACCTTCGGATATGAGGTCCAGTATTTGAGCATACGCTGTACTACTAAGCGAATCATCGGCCTGTGTCGGCATATTGTCTTACCCTATAGTTAAGCGTCCACGGACTGCGTACCCATGCTGATAACGGTACTACCCACGCGCATACGCCCGTAGAGAAGCGGGACCGGCCCGCCCTGAGACGTAACGTTATCCGCCCCATTGAAGTAATACGAAGTCTTCGTAGCCCCGCTCGTCCCATTGGACGCGGCAGCGTGGGCCGAGAGCATCTGCGAGATACCGCCGAACGCGAGGGACGCACCCATGAGCATCATCTGGCCCGCGTACGGGTTCCCGAAGTAGGCGGAGACTGCCCCAGCCACAAAGAGCACGGCCCCCGCGATAGCCGCGAATAGCCCGCCCTTACGCCCGCCGACTAGCGGAGCAATTCGAATATCGTCCTGCCCGCTGGGGTGCGCTAGCTGGGTCTCGTCTATGTTCCGCTTACCCACGAAGACCGCGTAGCTAACGCCCCGGTCCTTGCTCGTCATAAGCTCCCGCTCGAAGCCGGGGACCATACGAATTAGCGCGCGGAGGGCGTCCCGAGGAGAACCCACCACGAACCGATGTACCCGCCCGAACTGTGCCCCGAGCTTGCCGTAAAGGCGGATTGTTCTTACTGCCTCCGTCAAGGGGCCTCCTTATATCTGAGAATGTGCGTAACCCGGTCCCGGTAGCGGGGCAGGCTCTCCCGCATGGAAAGCCGCTTGGGTAAGTGGTGGAGCAGGAGGTCCCCGCCCACGTACACGCCCGAGTGGTTCGGGGCATGGTTCCGGCTGGCGACTCGCATAAGGAGCATGTCCCCGACCTCTAGAGAGGCATCGAGGGGCACGGGCAGGAAGCCTGCCTCCGCGTAGTAGGCGGTAAAGGCGTTCCCGTCTCCGTCCGCCGTCTCCGCGCCGCGTGGGAAGTCCCGGAGGACAATCCCCCGTGTCTGCCAGTACCAGCGCCTTACGAGGCCGTAGCAATCGTCCGAGCCGTAGCGGTACTCACAGCCCACTAGAGGGGCCTCAAGCTCCGAACTCATACCAGCCCCGCACGCCGTCCGGCCCGAGGGCCACGATTACCCACGGCAGGCCCGTAGCCGCCTGGGCGGAGAAGTCCGCAGCGCTAGGGAACGCTGCGCCGTCCGGGTGCGAATGGGCCACAGCCTCCACGTCCCCCGAGTCCTCCGCCTGCGCCCAGTCTTCAGGCGAGATAGAGAAGGCCTCCGTAGGCGTGGACGAGGAGTTAGCGCAGGGCCGGTAGCGACCCGATACGATTAAGCCGCAGCACTCCTCCGGATACGCCCGCAGAGCATGGCGGAGGACAGCCGCCCGCAGTTTGTCCGAGAGCATTAGATAGTCCCCGAGATACCAGCAGACGGGAACCCGCCGAAGGGCAGGGCGTTAGTAGCCCCGAAGCGACACTTACAGCTAGACAGCCGCTTCCCGCAACGGTCCTGCGAAGGGTCCGAGACAGGGTTATTGTCCTTATCGAAGAAGGTAACGCCCGTCCAGCCGCACTCCGTACCCTTGTAATCCCACTGACAAAGCGTAGCGACTACCTGCCGCGAGGGAAGCTGCCGTCCCGAGAAGTCCAGCACGGACGAGAGCGTAAATTCCACCTGGAGGTTATCCTCCGAGGTCTTCTGCTCCACGTACCACTTCTCCGGAGGCATCTCCTGCGTAGCGTCCGCCCCCGGCTGGCCGTCGAGATACTGCGCTAGGGTGCGCCTGCGCGTTACCTTCGCGCCTACGAGGTCCCCGAGGAAGATACAGAGGGCGGAGATACTGCCGTCCACGTTCGCTACTGTGAGAGTCGGGGAGGGCTGGCTACTGTCCCCGGTCCGCTCGAAGCCCGCTGCTGTGATAGGCCACGGAGAGTACGAGTTACCCTGCCATACGATAGGGCCGGTCTGAAGGAGGGCGTGAAAACGCAGAACGTCTCCGCCCATCTCCGTACAGTCCAATTCGTAAAGCTCAATCAGCGCACCCGGCTCTAGCTGCTGGACGGCTGCGGTAATGCCTCCCGTGATAACGGGGGCGGGGGCTGCGGAGAATGCCGTAGCCGTGCTGATATTCCGAGCCTGAGTAGCTGCACCCGAGCCGGATACGGAGACCTTCGCCGTAGCGGCAGAGACGTTCTTAGCCTGCGTGCTGGCCCCGCTGCCTTGTATTGTCCCGTTACCAACACTAGCTGTAGCGCTGGAGGTGTTCTTAGCCTGTGTGGCCGCAGCAGCCCCAGAGACCGCGACAGACCCCGAGGCGGAGGACGTGTCCTTTGAGTCCGTGGACGCCGCCGAGCCGGAGATAGCTACCGAGCCGGAGGCCGTGGCAGTGTTCTTCGCTTGCGTGGCTGCTGCCGCGCCCGAGACCGTAACGCTAGCCGTAGCTGCGCCCGTGTTCGCGGCCTGCGTGCTCGCTGCCGTGCCGGTAATGCCGGTAGATGCGGGCGTGTAGGTAATCCGGATTTGTCCGTCCCCGCCTTTGCCGCTGTAGCTTCCGCCCCAGCCCGATCCGCCCGAACCTGCGCCGGGGAAGCCCCCGTCTGCGCCGTTATTGCCGTTCGAAGTAGAGCCGGTAGCACCGCCCCCGCCTCCGCCGCCGCCCCCACCGCCGTTAGCGTTGGCTGCTCCTACGCCCCCGTTACCCGTGCCTGTGGCTGCGCCTGCCGTGCCCTTTGCGCCGCCCAGGCTGTTATCGCCTGCGCCGCCCGCACCGCCCGCGCTGGTAGTGGACGCGGCGCCGACTGCGCCCAGACCGTCCGGGCCGGGAGCACCTGCCCCGCCCCCTGCTCCGCCGTTCGCTGCGTTGCGCCCGGAGCCGCCCGCTGATCCAGCCCGCTTCGTAGTACCGTTGGCCCCGGTAGTGCTTGCCCCAGCACCGCCCGCCGTGGAGCCGCTGGCCGTGGCCGGAGCACCCTTAGCGGAAACTACGCCGGTAGCAGCGGATGTCCCGTTAAACCATGAGTCCCCGCCCGCGAAGCCCGCGCCCGTGCCGTTAGAAGACGAGGGACCGCCTGCGCCCAGCCCAATCGGGATAGACGCACCTGGGGTGTAGCCTGTGAGACCCGCACTACTGGAGTAGCCGCCCGAGCCACCACCGCCCGAGCCGTTCGGGGCGTCCGCGTTACCGCTTGCCCCCGCTCCCCAGACCTCCACGAGGTCCAGAGTTCCCGAGCAGTCGGCAGGGACCGTCCAAGTAGTCCCGGCTGTAACTAGTAAAACAGTTTGCGCCATAAGGCCTCCTAATTAACGCGTACGCAGGCTAACCCGCGCGGGATGCGCTATTAGTTGCCGTTTGCCAGGGTAAAGCCGGTAACGCTCACGGTCTGTCCCGTAGCGATGCTGGTATTGTTGATATTCAAGTCTGCACCCGAGATACCTACGGTTCCGTCCACATGCGCCACACCGCCCGAGGTAGTAAGGCGGTACCACGTAGCGTTAGTACCGCCGCCTGCGCCTGCCGTACCCGTGCCGTTCGCAATGCTGTTAAGCGTGAGGACCCCGCCCGAAGACGAGGGGGCAAAAGTGGCGTTACACGCGTGGGACGAGAGGAGAACCTGTGCGCCTACTGCCGTATCCGGAGAGGCGGGCTGCGAGCCACTATAGAGATTGAGCACGGCATTCGCACCGAGCTTCGTAGTGATAGCGTCCTGCTGCGCGTTCTTCAATGCTGCGGAGTACTTAAGATTACTTGCCATAGAGGCTCCTAAATTAGTTCGGGCTTACGCAGCCTGTTTAGCTTCGAGGGCGGCCACTCTCTCCGCAAGCGCCTTAACGGCTGCTACGAGATACGGGCCTAGGCCGATGTAGTTCACACTCTGGAGTTCCGGGACCTGCTTAGGAGGCAACTGCGGACCGGTAGACATATCCTGCATCTCGTCCCGCGTGGCGTCCTTTTCGCCCTCCACGAGGAGGGGTAGAACTTCCTGTAGCTCGTGGGCGATAAATCCCGCGTGTCGGCTGTCGTCTGGGATGTCCGTCCGGGCGTACTCCACAGGGCGCGCACGGAGGAGGGCAGCAAGGGCTGCGTCCGGGTCAATCTCCGAGACATCCCCCTTAATCCGGTAGTCGGAGTTTTGTGTAAGCGCACCCGCAAAGATAGCCGCGCCCCCGTCCTTGAATATGTGGGCCTGCGACGCATTCTGGAAGGAAAACACAATCTGCGTTACCGAGGATGACGTGCCCCCGGAGTACGCAGCTATCCCCGCGAGATGTCGGCTACCCCAATTTGTCCAGCGGAGACCGTAGTAACACGCGCTATCCGTGGGACAGTCCACCTGCAAAGCCGACGCCGCAGCGGAGTTGAAGTTTGCGAAAGCCGTAGCCAAATTGGCTGTCACACGGTAGGCGCCCACGGTGGAGGAGAACCCGGCCTGCGTCTGCATACCCGTTAGCGAGGTGCTCCCGTCTAGGCGGGCGTAACTGGCCGGGGTGAAATTGCCGCTATCCCACGGTGTAACCCCGACCCATGTAGGACGCGCGCCACTGAACGTAACCACGGGACCGGATACCGTTAGGTTTCCGCTAACGGTTTCGCTGCCGTTTACCGTACAGTTCCCGTTTACAGTCTCGTTATCCGTACTGGCCCGCCCGCGCATAAGGACAGACCACGCGTGCACACCGTCCGTATCAATAAGGGCGGACTCTCCCGGATTGAGCTTGGAGAGGGCTACCGTGTCGCCCGAGCCGGTAGTAATCGCCAGGGTAACTACAGTGGTCCCGAGGTTACGCAGGAGAATTACGTTATCAGCAGCGCACGTAGCAGCGGACGGTAGGTTGATAGTCCCCGCCGTGGCGAGGCTGATATTTACTCGCTTACCCACATGCGTGTTAGTAAGCGCCTGCGCCGTGGTAATCGTGGCAGCGTTAGAGACCAGCGCGGCCTGCGCCTGGAGAATAGCGGTATTAGAATTGGCCTTGGTAAAGCCTGTCCGTACGCTGTCACCTTGGCTACCGTCCGAGGCCGCGCCAAAGGCTACGGTTTGCAATGCTGCCATTAAGAGAAGACCTCAGTAAAGGTTACGG